TTAGATGCACTATCGACCATACCTGAAGGAACATAGCAAACAGAGTCTAATGCTATTTTAAGACCACCAACAGTTGTAGGCATTATTGAGTCTTTTTCTAAATCAGTATAAACATAGAATTCTTCCATTTTCTTTACTAATGCAATGTTTACACCGTTAACATTTTTTGTTTCTTTTTCTACTTTTCTGATTTTTTGTATTTTAGTTGGATCAATAGGTCTTAATTCTTGAATACCTTTTTCTGGATACTCTGTGTCAATTATTATGTGAAAGAAAAGTTTAGAATCAATATACCATCTTCTAAAAATATCATCTGCTTTATTAGAGAAATTTAAAAGTTTTTTGATTGTTTTAAATTCTTGATTTATTTTATGTTTAATGTTATCCGAAACAGTTTCAACATAATCTAAATCTAATTTAACACAGTCTTGATCGTCATCAAATACGATAGAATCATTTACAATATCTTGTATTGCTCTATCTACTTCAGGATACAACGCCATAGATCTATATTGTTGTATCTGTGTATTTTCTTGTATTAATGCGCCACCGAAATCAAAGTAACTACTATAAAACCCACCTTCAACTATGTAAGTTCCATCATAGTCATCTGGTGAAGTAAAAGAGGGCTGGGACTTTGGTTGTTCCAGCCCTCCTTGTAACGGTTCATTTGTACTTATTTCGGTTTTTTCTTTTTTACCTATAGAAAACCCGAAGATATCTTTAAATCCCATAATATAAAATTCTCCTAGTTAAGTGTCGTTAAAGCGAATTATAAACCACCCTGTGTATACTCCCAGAAATCGTAAGCCAATGTAACTGTAAACTCTGAGAAAGTATCTGTCAAATCATAAGACAAATCAATTGGTGAAAGATCTATCGGGAAGCAATTTCTTAACAATATTGCTTGAGCATGTCCAGTTTGACCTTCAGATGGAGTATCACCGTGTCCGGCAGAATATGTTTGAGAAGGATTATCAACATACAATACTTGCCAATCTGAAGTTAAATCATAGTTAATTGTGTGAACTTCTCTGTGATTCATTCGGTTAATCCATTGTTCAAACATTGCTCTAAGATCATGATTAGGCATGCTTGAATCATAGACTTGAATCGACCAATCTTGATATGTTCTTTCTCCTGAGAATTTAACTACTCTTCCCTGCCAAGCAACAGGTATTAGACCTATGCTCGAACCGGGCAATTGTGTTGCCTTGCAATATACTTCAAATGGAATACTAGAACTTTGTGAAGGACTTGGTGGTCCTCCAGCAGTGCTAGCAGACACAGTAGATGATTGTGGAAATGTTCCCACAATTCTAAAGCGATTTGGTCTAGTTCCATTGAATGATGTTCTAAACTCTGATAAATTTCTTGTTGCCATATTTTTTCCTCTTAAATATTTATACTGTTATAATTTAAAAATTTAACTATTTTTTATAATGGTTGATTTAAATTTTTATTAGTAAATGTCAATCTGACATAGTTAATGGCAGTAATTGGTTTTACTAACACATCAGCAACAAATATTCTTTGTTGAATTAAATCAGGAGTGTTGTTTGAACTATCGCAAATTACTTTAAAGTCTTCAATGCCTCTTTGAGCCTTGATTGTATTTAATGTAGTTTCTGCTGTAAGTTTAAATCTTTCTCTTGTAAACTCATCATTTTGTTCGAATAGTATTGCTCTTGCTACAGGAGACAATAGTTTTCTCAGAGAGATAAACAATCTAGAAACATTTATTCTAGAAAGTGTGCTTGTATCTCCATTTGGATCTCCGGTCTTGTCTCCGAAAAGAACTGTTCCTTCTCCGGGGAAAGTTACAATTGGATTGTAACCAGCATCATACATTACATCTTGTTGTGCTTCGGTTGGATTCTTTTCTAGACGAACAACACTTAGAATTCTTCCGCGTGTTCTGCCGGCGGGAGAGAACCAAGGATAGAAATCTCTATCTGTTCTTGCCAAGCAACCAGCAACATCGGCAGAAAGATTTGTTGTTATTAAATTACCCGAGGAATCAAAGTGTAGTTTGTTTCCCCATGTGTGAATGAAATATTGACTATTACCTATTGAGGGTGCTGTTGATGGTGGATTTACGCTATCGTCGCAAAGTACTCCAACGGCTCCAAAATCAGTTTGAGTTTTTGCTTCAATTACAGTAACAACATCATTTTCTGCTGTTGATCCTGTTGTTCCCATAAACATTACATCAAAATCAATTTCATTTGGAATTAGTGATGTATATGGATTTACTGTATTTTGAACAGATCCCGTTGCACCCACATAGCACACGGAGCCATATTGCAAGAAGTTATGAACAGCCCACCACTCACCTTTCCATGCAGGATTTAATGCGCCTGTTGTATTACTTGCAGCAATATATGCAGCTGCAGAAGCGCCAATATTTGCTTGTAGTGTTCCTCCGGTGATACCGTTTGCAATCAATTCCTTTTCTGTGAATGTTCTTAAACGAGCATACCAATCATTTACGCTTTCGGCGAGCAACCATCCTTGCTCTTTTTCTGCGGTTACGCCCATTTTTAGTACTAAACCATTGCGAGAAACCATAGCTCCTACAGCAGGTCCAGCAATTTCTTGAAACGGCGATGATAAGGATTCATCTACTATTCTTATTGTAACATTTGGTCTTGCCATTATCTTCTCCTTTTAATGAATAATCGTAATGTTCAAAAATATATATTATTTTTGCTATTTTCATTCTTAAAACCACATTGACATGTCAATTGGAGGTTCATAGACCACTTTTGTTATAGGTTTATCATTAATTAACCAATAATCCTCTCCTATTTTTTCTGATTTTTCTGCCTCTTTTGTTCCATCATCAAAAAAACCAAATGGTAAAATATCAGATTCTATTTTTTCTATTTCTTGTTTGTACATATCTAAACGAATGTCTAAATCTGTTAAATTTTTGAAAAAATCTTGTCTGGTTGCCCAAGCAAAGAAAACCAAACACATTACCAAATCATCATTGTGACCATCATCCGCTTCAAAACTGTTTCTTTTAGCAATAAAGGTAGTTAATTCGTCAATTATGTCTATATCTTCAATTAATAATTTATCCTGTTCAATTAAATTTTTTAAAACTGAACAACCAATCTTTTTTACAACAGTAGTTGTTCTCAATCCCATTTGTTGGTTACGAGTACCAAACTCAGTCAAAACTTGACCTTTTCTGCCTAATGAGTTTACTTTTATAAGATTTTCATATTCTAAATCTCTGTGTAAAATATCTGCCACCTGACCACCTATGTCATTAATTTCTACCAAACAATAGGCATCATTATATTTTTTGCCTATTGATCGTGCAATTGAAGGCAAAACTAAAGGAGAAACTATGTTGTTTCTATACTTTGCTACTATTTTATATGGAGTCTGAGTTACATCTACCACGACTATTGCACTATAATCCTTACCTTGTCCACGGGAAGTATCAATTGTCATAAAATAGACATGATCTTTTTTTATATCTTTTTCTTCAGAATCCGAACTCATTTTTATTGGTTCTTCATAGATCCAAAATCCGTCTTTATTCCTTATTAATGGTGGTCTATACAATAAAGTATTTAATTTAGATGAAGCAATTAAAGTATTGCTAGACCCAACGAAATCACATTCAAATTCTTGTAAAAACTGCCGCTCTGATGTATTTTGAATTGTTCTTTTTTTCCACTCCTCGTTTCTCAGAGGACCACCGGGGTATTCGGGAACTTGACTCCAGTGTACTTCAATTGGAACATATTCGTTTTGTTTATTGATAGCACCTTTCCAAAATTGATAAAACATATTCAAACCATTTGGTGTTGAAATGATTATAACTTGTGTTGTTTTTCCTGCGCTGACTGTCGGATAAACGGAACTAAAAAATTCTTCGGATACGCTTGTGGGCACATGGGCGAACTCGTCCAATAAAATTATATTAAATGATCCACCACGAATTGCACTTGAACTTGTTGCTGCTGCAATAATTTTAGATCCGTTCTCTAATTCAATTGAATTTTTATTCCACTCCTTTACACCTTGTTGCATCCAAATAGGAAGGTATTCATATGCCATTTTAATTCTATTTAAAACTTCTCTTGCAGCAGTTTGTTTGTTTGCAAGAATGGCAATATTCATATTTTGTTTAAATAATGCTTCTCTTAGTAAATGACCAGGACCAACTGTGGTAGTCTTACCTGACTGTCTAGGCAATTTACAAATTACATATCTGTTTTTTGATACCGTATCAATTATTTTTTCCTGATAATCATAAGGAACAAATGGAACTACACCTTTATCTAGAGATACAACTTTAATATATTTTTTAGAAAAATACAAAGGATCATTTGCACATTTTAAATATTCCTCAATTTGCTCTTTGGTGAAATCAATATTAACACCAACTGGTTTTAAATTTTTGTTGCCAAGATAACCCTTTTTATTATATTTACTCGGCATCGTCTTCCTCCGCATCTACTATTTCATCTGAAGATTTAAATTGACTTCGAGACTGATTTAACAAATTTTGTAAATCTGTAGTAGATCCAACATATATTGAATTGTTAGTTGTATTGTTTACAGTAACATTTTGTTTTTCTGCTTCATTTGTCTGTTTATGAATATCAATCAAATCTTTATTCATTTCACTAACAGTTTTCATAAGTAGTGCAGCAACTTCGTATGCTCTTGGATGATCTCCCGCAGTAGCAACTTTCATTATTCCGTCTACAGCATCAAAACCAGTATTTATTAAATCTTTTAAATTATCACGAGCAGTATTAAAGTCTGTATTTAATAAAGTTTCTCTTTGTTGTTTTTTAATTTCTTCAAGTTGTTTTTTATCTACAACTATTTCTTTTGGTTTTGATTCATAATCTATTTCTAATGCTTTTGATATATTTTCATTGGACATTTTTCACCTCATACTGAATTGTTTCCATTTGTTGAAGTTGCACTTCCTGTTGTTGAATCACCTGTCCAACCAAAACTGCTAACAAAGTTACTTGTACTTGCGGTAGATCCTTTAAATAAATCAAAGAAATCTATATCAACAGTTTCTATACTTTTTCCGGGCATTTTTTCTTTTATTTGACCGTATATGTAAAACTTTGCACTAAAATCAAATACCGTTGTAATCAATCTTCTAGTGGAGTAATCTCCTTCATAATCTTCTGTAGTATTTACTGAATTTAATATTATTGGAACATCAACTTTTTCCGAGAGTATATTAAAATTTAAAGTAACAGGAAAATCTGGAGAAAATTGTGGAAGAATTTGTTCAATTATTTGTAAATTATCTGTTATGTTTCTAGTAAAAACATATAAACCAAAATTTATGGTGTATGGTACTCCTGACCATGTACCGTATTCAATACTATTCTGCACTTTTGTTGATCTTTGTAATTTATTTATTTTTCTTAAAGGATCATAAATCATACTTGTAATATCAAATCCCAAACGAGGAAGTGTTATTTGTACACTATGATTATCTGTAATTTGACTGTCTTCTTTTAATTTTCTGACAAATTTTTCTTTTGGACCATATGTAATTGGAACTCTAGTTTTTTCTAATACAACATCATTTTGATCAAATTTACAAATATAAAGTTGATTAAACAACGAACCAAAAGCAATAACCAACTTTCTTATAGATTGATTGTAATAACTACTTTCTATTCCAAACATTAGTATTTACCTTCTGAGAATGGATCTGTTTCTGTAAAATCAAATATAGAAAGAGATGATTTTTGTATTAAATCATTATCTTTACTTGCAGTTGCACCCGTTTGCGGATCTATTTCAAGAACCACATTAGAAATGCTTGTGTTTATAATAGAATGCACTGCATTTGTTGTTTGACCAATAATAGTTTCATTTGTTCCTGTATTAAAGGTTCCCTCAACATTTCCAAGATACAATGTGTTATAAGTTGTCCCTAGAACATAATCAAGAACAACACCATACGCGGTTGCATTATTAAATTGTCCTGTTGCTCCTGATATTCCAGCAACTTGATAGGCATTTTCTCCCAGTTTATATGTTTTATAATTTGAATCTTGTG